CCGGAAAGTCAGACGTTCGAGAAGTGGATCTCCGGCAAGCCGGATAAATACGCCGATGAGGTGTTCGGGAAGGGCCGCGCCGAACTATGGAGGCAAGGAAAGATCACCGTGCGCGACATGGTGGACCAACGCGGGCGGCCCCTGACGCTGGAGGAGTTGAGGAAGCAAATCTAACCCGCGCAGGTCAAGCGCTACCTCGCCGGGTTCCTAGACCGTCTCCCCCGGGGCGGTCTTTTTTATTTCCGTTATGGAGGGATGAATGAGCATCTTAGACAAGATCAAGATTGTCAGGATAGGCGGAGTGGATTTCGAGGTGCGGTCGAATCCGGAACTTTCGATAGCCGCCGACGCGTGCGGGAGGATTTGCGTCAACATGTCGCGTGTCGAGATAGAACCGAGCATGTCGCCGCAGCATCAGGCGCAAACGATACTCCACGAGATAGTCCACGGAATCATTCGGACATCAAGATTGGGGGACGTGTTGCAAAACAGCGACGACGAGGAGCGCTTTATTGACGGGCTTGCCTTCGGGATGCTCCAAGTCATCAGGGACAACCCCGATCTGATACGCGAGATTCAAGCTCTTTGGGAAAAATGACAACACACATGGGCCGGACTGCGTAGCGGGCCGGTCTTTTTTTGTGCCTACTCCACGAGCCGCAAATCATCTTGTGACTCGTGGACTGACTTTCAATCACCACAAATCAGGCCGTCTCTTCGGAGGCGGCTTTTTTGTATCCTCTCGAAGGGAGGCGTTCAACGCGATACGGCTGATGTTGGGTGATTGTCTGGAGCGAATGAAGGAGATTGACGATGGCTCGGTGGACTTGACCGTCGCGTCTCCCCCATACGACAAATTGCGAACGTACAACGGCAATAACGCTCTGTGGGGTGAGCATGTCTGGCGTGACGTGATTGCCGAACTCTACCGCGTGACGGCAGATGGCGGTGTGGTCGTGTGGGTAGTGGCAGACGCCACGATCAAGGGTAGTGAGACGGGGACAAGCTTCCGGCAGGCGCTGTGGGCTATGGAGTGTGGCTTTCGGCTGCACGACACGATGATATGGAACAAGCGCAATTGCAGCTCTGTTGGCAGCCTTAATCGTTACGAAAACGTCTTTGAGTATATGTTCGTATTCTCGAAAGGAGCGCCCGCCTGCGCTCACGTCATCAAGGATCGAGAGAATAAGCGGGCCGGAGAAATCCAGTGCGGGTCTATCCGCCAAAAGGACGGGAGTGTTCGCAAGACCTCTGGGTATGGCAAACGAGCCATTGCCCAGTTTGGTCGCCGACACAACGTGTGGGAGATATTTCCCGCGAAGAGCAAGAGGGAGCGACTGCATCCCGCCCCATTTCCTGAAGCGCTCGCCCACGACCACATCATCTCTTGGTCGAATCCAGGAGACACCGTGCTCGACCCGTTCATGGGCAGCGGTACGACTGGCAAGATGGCCGCCCAGCTTGGCCGTAGGTTTATCGGCATCGAGCTAGACCCTGAATACTTCGCTATCGCAAAGGCTCGCATCAATGGCGCTAACAGCCAGAAATAGTGGGGATAATGTGATGGTGGATATTAAGTTAATGCAAGGCGACTGTTTGGAGCGGATGAAAGAGATTCCTGACGGATCGGTAGATATGGTGTTGTGCGACCCTCCGTATGGCACGACCGCCTGCAAGTGGGACAGCGTTATTCCGTTTGAGCCATTGTGGGAGCAGTACCGGCGTATTGCAAAGAAGAATGCGGCCATTGTGCTGACTGCTGCACAGCCGTTTACTACGGCACTGATTGCGTCGAATCTACAAGATTTCAAATACTGCTGGGTGTGGGACAAAAAGAACCCGACGGGCTTTCTGAACGCGAAGAAACAGCCCCTGCGGCGCACCGAAGAAATCTGCGTGTTCTACCGCAAACAGTGTACATATAACCCGGCCATGGAAGTTCGCGGCGCGCCACGTAAGAAAGGCGGGTACAACAAACCGGGTGGGACGGAAAACTACGGCGTGTTCCACGACGCGCCGTCGGTCAACAACGAATACCACCCGACGAACCTGTTATCGTTAAGCAACGCGAACCGGTCGGAGAAAGTCCACCCGACGCAAAAGCCAGTCGCCCTCATGGAATACCTGATCCGTACCTACACCAACGAAGGCGAGACGGTGCTGGATAACTGCATGGGGTCAGGCACTACCGGCGTGGCGTGCGTGAAAACGAAACGGGACTTCATCGGGATAGAACTTGACGAGGGCTATTTCAAGATAGCGGAACAGCGAATCAGGGATACGGAGCCGCCTGTTTTTTGATCGGGAGGCGCTTTTTTGTATCCTCTCGAAGGGAGGACTCCCCGATACGGCTGATGTTGGGAGATTGCCTTGAGAAGATGAAAGATATCCCTGACGGCAGCGTGGATCTGATCCTGTGCGACCTGCCGTATGGCACGACAGCCTGTAAGTGGGATTCGGTAATTCCGTTCGAGCCGCTGTGGGCGCAGTACCGGCGCATTGCCAAGAAGAATGCGGCAATCGTTCTGACGGCGAGCCAGCCGTTCACGACGGCGCTGATTGCCAGCAATATGCGGGAGTTCCGCTATTGCTGGTACTGGAAAAAGTCGGTTGGATCGGGCTTCCAGAACGCCAAGCGTCAACCGCTCCGGCTGATTGAGGAGGTTGTGGTGTTCTATCGCAAGCCGCCGAAATACATTCCGCAGGGGCTTGTGCGGACCGACGCGCCGCGAGTCAACAAGATTTCCGCTGCTGACAGCATTGTCGGGGGCACGCCCGGGAGAGGCGGTTTGCGGACGGTCGGGAATGAGTGGGTGCAAGAGTTCACCAACTATCCTCGAAACGTGCTGGAATTCCCCGCGCCGATGGCGGGTCGCAAACACCCAACCCAAAAGCCCGTCGCCCTCATGGAATACCTGATCCGCACCTACACCAACGAAGGCGAAACCGTCCTCGACAACTGTATGGGCAGCGGCACAACCGGCGTCGCCTGTATAAACACCAACCGCAACTTTATTGGAATAGAGCTTGATCCAACATATTTCGATATTGCCTGCAAGAGAATCGAAGAAGCACAACGCCAAGTACGTGTAGGCAGTTATAGAAAGGAATAGTAATGGATTATAAAAGCGAAAATGTATGGCTGATGTTAGGGGACTGCCTAGAGCGGATGAAAGAGCTTGATGACAATAGCGTGGATAGTATCGTAACCGATCCACCATATGGCATGAGCTTCATGGGCAAGCATTGGGATAAGGGTGTACCAAGTGCCGAAATATGGACTGAGGCTTTGCGCGTATTAAAACCTGGTGGACACCTGTTAGCGTTCGCAGGCACACGCACGCAGCACCGCATGGCGGTCAATATTGAGGATGCCGGCTTTGAAATCAGGGATATGATTGTTTGGGTTTATGGTTCAGGTTTTCCGAAAAGTATGAATGTTAGCAAGGCGATTGATAAGGCTGCTGGTGTAACACGAGATGTTGTTGGCCGTTCTAAAGGCGCCGGGTCGCATAGCAGCAGATGTCTGTCCGGTGGCACCTTAAATTCGGTTCTTGATGTGACGTCACCCGCAACCGAAGCTGACAAACAGTGGGATGGCTGGGGTACTGCATTAAAGCCAGCTTTAGAGCCTATTACCGTAGCACGCAAGCCTTTCAAAGGTACAGTTGCCGCCAATGTGCTAGAGTATGGCACAGGTGCGCTTAACATTGATGGGTGTCGGGTTGGTACGGAAGTTAGGAATAACCCACAGGCATGGTTTATTAGGAGAGGTAGAACAGATGAAGAAGTATTCTTAGGTACTGATAAGAATAGACCTGAAGGAACTGTGGAGGTGACAGGTAGATTCCCCGCCAACCTAATCCACGATGGTAGTGATGAAGTGGTGGGGTTGTTTCCGGTGACGGGCGCAAGCAAGGCAACCAACAGAGGGTTGCAACACAGCGGCAGGCACGGCGGCTTGGCAGACATCGGGGGAAACATTAAAGAAGGCACGGACACCATCCGTGGTCACAACGATAATGGTGGCTCAGCCGCCCGATTCTTCTATTGCGCCAAGGCAAGCAAGAAGGATAGGGGTGCGGACAACAAGCACCCAACTGTAAAACCCACCGACCTAATGCGCTATCTGTGTCGCTTAGTCACGCCGCCAAACGGCATTGTGCTTGATCCGTTCATGGGCAGCGGCTCAACAGGCGTCGCGTGCGTAAACACCAATCGCAACTTTATTGGCATAGAGCTAGACCAAGGTTATTTCGATATTGCCTGCAAGAGAATCGAAGAAGCACAGCGAATCATGGAAACGGAGCCGCCTG